AGAATACTGACTCAGAAAGTCATGATTCTTGGAACAAGCACCGTAAGGGCAAGTTCCATGGGGATCTAGGTGGTCCCTTCTTCTCACAGAAGTGGTGGGTCGAGCTTTCGAGCTCGGGTCCCGCACACCTCTATGGGGAGACTTGGGATCGTCCGGATGATATATATCCCGGAGGAAGCAGACGGATCGCCGTTTCATACGACGGTCCGATCATGCCTATGTTCCCTGGTTATATGCAGTTTCCTACTTGGTCCTATTCGTCGGAAGACGATTTGAACGAGTTGGGAACTACTGCTATTTCCAGGTGTTCACCTTCGAACCCCTCCGTCGATCTAGCCGTCACCATCGGCGAGTTAGTGCACGAAGGCCTTCCAAAGGCCATCGGCGCCACTCTCCGATCGCTCAAGTCACTCACGGGCCAACAACGCCGACAGGCGCTTGGTCATGAGTACTTGAACGTTGAGTTCGGTTGGAAGCCACTTATCAATGACCTCACTGACTTTGCTCAGGTGGTTCTTCGCGTAAATGATGCTTTTAAGCAATATGAACGCGATTCTGGTAGGATGGTTCGACGGGGTTATGACTTCCCGGAGATCAAGGATACCAAGATCCAAACCGTGCAGACGAACGTCAGTCCTTGGACTGATATCGGAAGCGGGGGATGGATCGAGGATTCCCTGGTCAATAAGGGCCATGTCGTTCGTACGGAAACGTTGGAACGACGTCAGTGGTTTAGGGGCGCCTTCGCTTATTATGTCCCACCTCCTGATGGAAGTGTGATTAACAGCATTCAGCGCGCCGTTATCCAGGCTCGAAAGACGCTTGGATTGTCACTGACTCCAGATGTTCTCTGGAATTTGGCACCTTGGAGTTGGGGTCTCGACTGGTTCGGCAGTACCGGTGATCTAATCGAAAACTGGACTGACTGGGCCGTCGATAACCAGGTGTTGTTGTACGGGTACATGATGGAGCATACGCTCTGTAAATATACCTATACATTCATGGGCCCCACCGGTCTTAAACCGGCTAGCGCCCATGTTCCACACGTTAGCTTCGTCACTGAGACGAAGCAGCGTAGGAAGGCAACACCGTACGGTTTCGGCTTGAGGATGGAAGAACTTTCCACCCGCCAGAAGGCCATTGTTGCCGCGCTTGGTATATCCAGGTCGCGGTAGCAGATGTATTATCCGCGTTACAACGCCAACGGGGGTTTAACCGAACCCCTAGGAGTGATGCTCATGTCATTCACCGACCCGCTCTCGATCACCATCTCAGGAC